GAAGTAATCTTTCCAGATAAAGTATCCCATCCCGTATTAGCCTTATCCCTAACTTTTAATTCCCCCGAACCGGAGGTATCAAACCATAGTTGACCAGAAGTATTAGGGGATGGAGTGGTAGACGAGGTGTGAACGCCATTAATAGCCTCATCAGCATTAGGTAGGGTATTCTTTAATACCGTTTTAATTAGGCGTAAATGATCGTCACCCTGACTAATGGAGTCCGATCCGCTTGGATTTGTGTCTACCAGACCACTAACGTATGTTGCGCTTTCTAATGCCATAATTATTCCTTCGGATATTTCTGTTTAATAGCCTGACGCAATCCCTCAAGCCTTGTTACTGATGCCATGCGTTCTTCTACTACTCCTTCCCACATAGCGACTACGAGATCGTCAATGGATGGGTATTCTGATTGTCTATTACGGGCGTATGCTTGGGAGTCGTATTCTGCTTGCCACTCAGCGTGAGCAGTTTCTATCTCAGCCTCAGATGGTTGTGGCGATGCGCTGTTCCACTTTGCAATATATGTACCATCGCCATCGTCTTGCAGAGAGAAATCTACCTCTGGGGTGAAGCCTAATTTTTGTAGTCCGTTTGCTGAAATCACTGTCAGACCCCTATCAGTTTGTGCATTGAAAAGCGGGTAGGTCGTGCGCTACCTCCGCCGAGGTGTGGTGTTCCTCCCCCGTTTTGCGATTTGGTGTAATAGAAAACCTCAACATAATCTGCGGCAGAAAGTGTGAGTGTCGCTACGCACGTTGTTGCTGTATTTTCCCAACCGTAACTACCTGTTCCAGTATCTTCAGAAAGCGCATATTGACTACCATTCACATAGATACCAACACTTGCCGTTTCCCCGTCCGCGTTGCCGTTCTGAAACATAATCGTGGTTTGTGCGTGGTACTTACCACCTTCACCGCTTGGTACAGTGAACCGATAGTTAGTAGAATTGTCGTAGGCAGAGTCGGTATCGAAATCTTCTGTGTTGAACGCCAGTTTAGTCCACGCTGATGTAGTCGTGCCGGTAATGGTTGTTCCCAAATACGCCGCGAACGCTGGAGTGTTATCACCACCAGCACTAGCCCACGCATTATCGCCTCTTAAAAACGTCGTTCCATCCGCTGTTCCCGTAGCACTAAGCATTGCAATGTCTACTGCATCAGTAGCAATGGTAAGGGCTGTAGCCCCTGTCACATCACCAGTGTGAGTAGCGTTTGTTACCTTAGCCGTATTAGCCGTGATCTCAGTATTAATCGAGTTGGCTAGTTTGGCAGCAGTTACAGCATCATCTAATATCTTATCTGTATCAACTGAGTTCTGAGCAGGAGTTATCGTCGTGCCGATATCGTTGATTCCGATTACTTCCAACTTATCGGTTGCAACCAAAGCGGAAGTTAGCGTAAGAGTTACACCTGAAACTGAATAAGAATCTTCGTGCTGTTTAATCCCGTTAATAGTGACTATTAGGGATTGTTCATTTGGTGCAATCCAAGTTAACGTATGGGTAGCACTGGTTGAACTGGTTACGTCAAAGCGTCTGATGTCAGAGGCTTTACGAGTCGTGTTCCCCATATAAGGCATTAGGTAATCTCCAGAACGCTTATGAAGCACTCAAGATCGGACGCGACTGATGCCGTTATCGTCAACTTATCTGATGCCTGAAGGTTTATCGGTTTATCGAGAATCAGAGTTGAATCAGCGGGGACAGGTAATGTCTTGCCGACATGGTAATAGGTGGTCGCTGAGTTGTCGTACACCTCTATAGTCGCGTTCACGCTGGCTGTCCCGTCTACGTTAGACAGATATACTGCGTGAATAACCGCCTCTGTTGAGGAAGGACAGGTGTACACATCAGTGCGTGATGTTCCTATCGCGGCCCCGGCGTTCTTAAATGCATTTGCCATCTTTGTTTAATCTCCTAATGTCGCCGGTTATGAGCCCAGTGCCAAAGCCATTGCGGCACTGTTGTCTGCTGCCGTTATTTGAAGTTGCTCATTACCACCTGAGTTAAGCGTAGTAAGAGTTACGTTGTTACCCGCCGCTACTTTTACTGCCAAGTAGCCGGGGGTAGTGTCTGAAGCGGAGTTCCCAACCAGTACGTCGGTATTAGAAGTAATTGCGTTCCATGCTGAACCATCGAAGTACTTCAGGGCATTTGAAGTAGTGTTGTATGCAAGATCGCCTTCATCCAAAGAAGTTGTTGGATCAGCCGCAGCAACTCTATACCGTTCAGCAAAACTATTAACTCCGACAATATTAGTTGCCACAGTGTCCATTGCAGTTACGTTTGCGGCAGTACCCAACGTATTCATGTCTACTACTACGTCTGCCGTACCGAGGGTATTGAGGTCTGTTACCACATCAGCAGTACCGAGGGTATTCATATCCGCGATAGCATCTGTGGTTCCAAGCAATGCCATTGCCGCTACGTTGGAAGAAGTTCCAAGTAAGTTCATGTCTTCAACGATAGCCGCTGTACCCAGCGTATTCATATCGGAAACAACGTCGGCTGTAGCAAGAACATTCATGTCAGTTACGACATCGGCAGTACCCAATGTGTTCATGTCTGTTACAACGTCGGCTGTAGCCAGAACATTCATGTCGGTAACTACGTCAGCAGTACCAAGTATGCCCATGTCGGTAATTACAGCGGCAACCCCCAGTAATCCGACTTCAGTTGCCTTACTAGCAACTGCCGTTACATCACTCGAAATTCCAGCAACAGTCGTTACATTCGCACTTATACCGCTTACGGTATTAATGTGGCCTTGTTCAGTGGTAGTTGGCGTGGTGCGGTTCCAAGTAGTCCCGCCCAAGTCATACACCATCATTACATTGTTGGTCGTATTGAAATATAAAGCGCCGTCTAATAAAGTATTTCCGTCATTGTCAACCGATGGATCGGTACTCTTACTGCCTAAATACCGATCATCGAAAGCATCGTAACTTGCGGCGGCGGCTGTGGCTGAAGAAGCAGAAGCCGTGGCTGAAGAAGCCGAAGCGGTGGCTGAACTGGCTGAAGCAGTCGAACTCGTCGAACTGGCCGAGGCTGATGTCGAACTGGCCGAGGCTGATGTCGAAGAGGCATCGGCACTATATTTTGCTGAGTAGGAAGTTCCATCAACTGTCCCACTGGCTTGCATTGCCCAGTCTTTACTTGAACCAGCCGCTACTGTTGTTCCTACGGCATATTCTTTTGCACTGTATTCAGACGTATCAACTAAGACACCCGTCGCCCATTCTTTAGCCGCACCAGCACTGGCTGTTGTGGTAACTCCTGTACCACCCACAGCCCAAGATTTGCTCGAATGCAGAGAAGTTGCACCACTTACACCGCCATCAGTTTTCTGCGCGAAGTCCTTTGCTGAACCCCCAGTAGAGGCCGCTGTGCCTTGAGAATATTCTTTGGAAGAGTAAGATGCTGTATCAACAAGACCAGTGGCTACCGCCCATTCTTTAGCCGCGCCCTTTCCTGATGTGGTTGTGACTCCAGTCCCGCCGATTGCATAGGCTTTGGAACTGTAGTCTGTGGAATCAACAATACCGTCCGTCTTTCGCGCCCATTCACGGGCTTCGCTGACGTTTACCATCAGTTCCCATTTAGCGGCGGAAAGATCGGTAGCCCATGTGCCAGAGGTGTGTGCAACAAGACATATATAGAGGTTGTCGGTACTGGCCCCTGCGGCTCCATCAACTACGACATCGCGTATGGAGTATGCAGTCGAGGTTGCCCAAGTTCCTTCCCAGTTGCCTACTCCGGTCTGAAGTTCAAGATCACCAGCGGTATCAAAACCTATGACTTTCCCAATCCTGTTAGTGGCGTTATCTGTAATAGCCCAATCGGTTTGGGGTGATCCCTCGTTGGGTAATTTTATGGCACGTTTGATATTTGTTTGGCCTAAATCCCATGCCGTAACCAAAGCATCGTAATCCGACTTAACAACATCGCCTCGGGCAAGTGTGCCTTTCGTGTAAGAACCTTGTCTTGTGTAATAATCGTTCGCCATTATCGGCGCACCCTCCTTGGCGAGTAATGAACCGTCACACCTTGGATGATGTGAGGCTGTTCATAAATTGATTCCGAAAGGATTAACATCCCCATATTCGTCCCGATCCCGTCTAGATTTTCTTCTGATGTTGAAATAATCTGGCCCGTCCAGTTGAACGCATCCCAGTTGTCAATGTTCCAATAACCGCCGCTCCCTTCAATGTTTAGGTTCCTTGTTCTTGCCGCCGGAACATCTGGATCGGAATACGAGTAATCAGGTTGGAACTGAAGTGAGATGCTTGAATCACCAGTCATCTCAAACTGAATCTTCCTGAATCTCTTGTCTCTGGTTGGTGTATCGAAATGGTAATAAGATAATCTCAACATCGCTTCAACAGTTGATCCGTCAAATGAAGTGCCTTTATCCATCTGGTAGACGTAACCATCGTTTGAACCAAAGAAGAGAATCTCATCTCCGCTTGTATCTTCAGCAGAGCAGACTGTGTAAACGACCTTCCCAAGATCGACCCGGATAAATCCCGCAATCTTGTTTCCCGAGAACGTGGCATATATACCTGTGCCATCGTTGAAGAATATTCTGTACTGCCCTTTTGATCTGACCCGCACAGAGGCTATAGAAAGACCTTTCTTGTCCGAGATGATCGGCCTGATCTTTTTGCTGATGGAGTTCATCGCAAAGTCACCGTATGCATTCACCGCTGAAAAGGTGGTGATACCTCGATCATCAAGGAACATAGTTTCGGTGAGATTCTGGATGGTATATTCACCCGCTCCAGAGTCGTTGGAAAATGTTTTTAGATTCCAATCGGCAGAACTGGTTCCATAAAGGATATATATCCTGTTTCTGTTAAACACGGCCATTGCGTCACCGGGCTGAACTTGTAACCCGGTGATCTCATCACCAGTCCCAATCTCTGCCGCCCCTGTTACAACGCTCCAACCATATGGATCACCGATGGAGCAATGCTGTAACGATCCCTTATGAAACGCTAGAAACAGATGCTTTTTGTGGGCCGCAAGGTGCGTTGGGGTATCAACTGACATCCCTGTAAAAATAGGCACTGCATAGGTTCCGTCGTATTCAAAACAGGTGTTGAATCCATCTACCCAGTACACCCGGTTGGTTGCAGTGGAACCACCAAAGTTATAGTTGACGAATTCGTATCTACCGCCGGGAACTAACGCGACAGTTATTAATGCGCTTGTGGACACAGCAACCGTCGATGAACTGACCTGTAAATTCTCTGCGTTTTGGAATGTTCCAGTTACGCCAGTAAGAACAAATACACCTAAAGCGTTACTCGTTCCTACAGTCCCCGTCCGTATAGCGACCCGCCTGACCACTCCTGTGGCGCTGGAAGTCGCTCCGGTTATCGTAGCCCCTTCGGCTACAGTGGCGCTTCCGGTATTAAATTTGATGTATTGCCCAAGATCAACCGCGCTCCAACCAGTGGTAGATGCTTTGAACATCTTGCACTCTGTTGCGCCAGCGTTATCTCTAAAGGCATAGGTTGAGCCGTTATAAACCCAGACCCCTCTTATTGGGCCTGATCCGGTGATTACCGTTATCTTTGATCTGGCTCGTTCTATAGATGCCTGTGAATAAGTTGTATCAAGAGCATCAGTAGTTGCGCCCAGCGCGTTAGCCAGTTCTTTCACGACAGCGACAGTCGATGCGCTGACCTGAATATTCTCCCCTACCTGAAAAGTGCCTGTGAGCAAGGCAACTGCCATATAACCAATAGCGTCATTACCCGCATACGAGCCACTATCCACAACAGAATCCACGATGAGTTCTGCTACGGCACCAGATGTTGCACCAGTGATTACGTTGGTGTCTACAGTGGCTGTTGTGCCTGTTTCAAACTCAAGAATCCAGTAGATACTTTCTGAGGGTTTAGTACGACCATCATATCTCTCAAACCCATCAATACGGCGATACCCACCTTCGGGGTACACCTCATAATTCTTACCGAACAAGAGACTGCCGGGGGGTTGTGACAGGGCCGGGTCAGTCAGTATTTCTCCGCCCATAAACGGAAAGTACTTAGCCCTCAGAGAAGAGGCGGGGAAGGAAGACCGATTTATAAGTTCACTATATATATTGGTCACTTATTCAACCCGAATAATCTGGCTCAAGTCCTCGTTACCGAATCTTCGGCCTCTCTGGCCGGGAAGCGACTGGGATTCAAGTTTGTCGAGTAGGTCTTGGTATTCCGCAGAAGATGCCAGTAATATCTCTGGAGCCTCTTCACGCTCTGCCCACATGGTCTTTGCTCTAGACACGATTACCCTGTGGTACTGGATTGGAATATCAGAGACATCGGCGTTAGCCGTAAGTCTTGTCGGGGTTTTCCAATAGTCGGCAGTGATCGTGTACGCCTGATCTGGTGGAGGATCAACTATTACGCTCTCATCAGGTTGTACAACAATATAGGTAGGCGAGTTATTCGTAGCGGTTCCTTGACGTAAATCTGCTCTCCAATCGATATAACTTAACGGAGTTAAACTAATCGCATCATCAGATGTGTAGTCAAGGAAGAACGACCTCATATCCCAATTGCTTAAATCGGTAGGCTGTTGGGTTGCTGGCGCTCTGGTTCCAGTGGATAACGTGGATGAATACTGCGCCCAGAGAAAGTTCCAGTCATGCCAAAGGCTTTGAATCTGGTAGTCGGCTGCGGCAACGAAGTCCACGATTACCTTTAACTGGCCTTCTTGGCTCAAGACGGTACTTGGCCCTGTGCCAGAAATACCGACCTCTTGTCTAACAGTTTGGCAGAGTTCTAGAAATGTCATTCTTTAGGTTCCAGTGGTAGTCGATAGCATCAACCACTTTCTTAGGGTCGAGTGTTGCGGCGCACATAGCGCCACCTGTTTCTTCATGTCTGTTGCACGTTGCAAATCCGTAATGCATCTTGTGGCACGGATAGCAATCCGCGTCTGACGTAAGCGCAGTGGAATTTACCCAGTGCTTAGTTAGGTTCTCTTCTGACGAATGACTTAGAAAGGTCACTTTCGCGACATCTTCCGCGCTGACCGCGTTTAGAACGCCGGTTTCCGGGCCAACAACAAGGTCTGCTTGCTGTGCAAACGCGAGGGTCTCTCTAATGCTCCATTTTCCACTTCTGGGGAACACATGGGGTTCTTTTTCCCACCCCACCTCAAGAATCTGACACATTTCTTCGCCGACAAGGACAAATCTCGCCATCGGCTCTGTCGTAAGGTAACAGGCGATGACAGCATCGATGTATGGGTAGGCTTTATGTACGGAAGACCCAGACAGGGCAACAACAATTACATAGTGGCCTGATCCAAGATGCATATTCCGGCGCTGTTCCGCGACCCATTTCTTTTCTGCGTTCGTGGGGTAGAACTTGGTGTTAAAAACGTGCGGGACTTTAGCCTTGTTGTGAAGTGCTTCAGCGTAATTCTTGTCTAACTTCTTATGCCGCTTATCTTTCGTCCAGTTGTATATCGGGTCTGATTCGATAGCCAGAAGCCCTTTCTCAACAATACAACCCAGATTTATTACGCTGGGGAAAAGCCTGCGAAGCCTCTTCCAATATGGGCCAAGTTCTTCATTGGGAATCTGGTCTGTCTTTTGAACGAGGAGTTCATCAATATTGGGGTCAGTCTTTAATATAGACAGACCGCGTTCAGTGACGTTGACGCAAACCTTCCTACCTTGCT